CGCGCCGAAGCGGGGGAATTGAGATAACCAAAAACGAAAGGCAAAGATGAAGATTCGGGAACATGAAAACTTGGTGGTGCGGCAGTATCCGGATGCGGTGAACAACTTCCTCCGGTTTCAAATCGGGCGGTTCACGGAACGTCAGCAGGTGCATCCGATCTTTCGCGGACTGAAGACGTTGATTGGGCATCGGGTGGTGAAGGAGACGGTGCCGATTTACGAGCTGATGGCGTATGGCGTGACGGAGAAACAGGCGCTGGCGCGATTTGACGCGAGCTTTCCACCCCGCAAGACGGTGACGGCAACCGCAACGGCCGCGGCGTGAGGCATTGATGAAAACGATCAGCTATCGCGGGCAGGTGTGCGGCATTCGCGCGCCGAGAAAACATCTGGAACGTCCCGCCCGGGCGCAGGCACTGGAGGCGAAGTGGGCGCGCAAACGGGGTGAGGGTCGGATTGTCGTGGGCGGATCGCTGGTGGAACTAGAGCGGAGATTGAGTGGGATTGGAGTTTGAATTAAAGCCATGACCGAGGCGCAGAAAATTAGCTGGGGGGACAAGGTTCGCGTGGGGGTGTGGGATTGGACGGCCTGGCCGACGTATTTCCTGCCGACGGAAGCCTGGCTGGTCGCGTATGCGCGGCATCATGGTGCGCTGCGGTTGGATCAATACCACCAGGAGCGGGAACGGTTCATTGCGCAGGAACGGATTGAACCGTTGAACTGGGGCTGGGAACAGCCGCCGGTGGCGGTGGTGCGGGCGTTGCTGGCGGGCACGTATGTGCCGGGTGGATTTGGGGTGCGCCTGGCGAAACCGGAGTGGCGTCAGCGGCAGACGGCGAATGACATCGTGATGCTCGGGGGCAATGGCTCGGGGAAATCGGAGATCCAAGCCAAGGTGGGGGTGCAGACGTTGATGGGCGGGCGGGGGCGGGAATGGCGGGCGTTCTCCCAAAGTGAACTGACAAGCATTCGCTACATTCAAAAGCCGGCGCATCGGTATCTGCCGCCGGACTTGCGGAATGTAAAATCAAGCGGGTTGACGACGAAGATCAGTTACAAGGAGGCCACGGGGTTTTCGGAGAGTTGCTTCATTCTGCCGAATCATTCGGCGGCGTTGTTTCCGACGTATAAGGGTTTCATGCAAGACCCGAACACGGTGGAGGGTGGCGAGGCGGATCTGGCGACGTGGGACGAGGAGGCGCCGGCGGAATTGCTCAAGACGCTGCGGTTTCGGGTGCACAAGAAGGGTGGCTTCGTGCTGGGGGGCTTCACGCCGGTGGGCGGTTATACGGAAACGGTGGCGGAGTATATCGAGGCCGGGGAAATCCTGGAGGCGATCCCGGCGCGGAACGTGGAATGGAACTGGGAACGGCTGCCGGATCAGCCGTTATGGCGTTGGGGCGAATGGTTGCTGCCGCCGGATCAGGAGTTGGTGAAGGGTTGCCCGCCGGGGCATGTGCCGTTTGTGATCCAGAGCGGGTCGGGCGGCGGCCGTCGGTTTGCGGTGGCGCTGCCGACGATGTTCAATCCTTACACGAACGTGCGAGCGATTATCGAGAGCACGGCGGCGGGGGAGTATGTGAAACGGGAAATGAACGCCGCACTAAGCGAATGACAATGCCACACCTAATGAACTGCGAGCATCAAGAGAGCGGACGATGTTCTGAGTGCGAAGCCAAGTTCGCTGAAGCCATCTTGTTAGATGGCCGCGCAGCAACACGCTGGATAGATGGAGAAATATCGCTTGGGAAACTGCTTCAAATCTACAAGGTGGGCCGACCATCTGGCGACGATCTGGCAGGAGCAATATGGAACGCCTTCCACGACAAACTGCGCGCAGTAGATGCCGAAATGCAACAGAGGCACGACATAGCGAAGAAACAATACGAGCAAGAAAAGGCTGACGGAAAGCTGATAGACGCAACCGCGGAGTCAGCATACATGCAAACCTGGACTCGCGCGCAGAACATATTGCGAAAGCACCTAGGGCAATCAATCTAACGACCAAGCTCAGCGATGAGTGCGAAAATACACTGCTGCCATTGTCAAATGTGGGGGTCACACCGGAGCGATGACTGCCCGAGCATCAAAGCGCAGCACTCATTCGCTGAAGCGCGTGGTTCAGTGGCTCGCGTCGAATCGGAAGTCTGTGGTGACTGCGAAGGTAGCGGCGTAGTGCTAAAAACAAACGGATGGATGCTGTTCGATGGTAAATGCAAACGCTGCTCCGGCACTGGACGAATCGAATCTACAAAGCCACTGAACAATGTATAGGCGACTGCTGTTCGTATATGAAAACTGACGAAGCTATTTCTAAGTTGCGAGATACTATAAGGTTGCGCCATTTCTCACTCTCAACGGAGCAGAGTTATTGCGCTTGGGTGCGGCGCTTTGCCAGGTTCGTATCGGAACGCAAGCCTACCGGACTACCCGCGCAGAAAATGGAGGCGTTCTTGACGCAACTGGCGCATCAGGACGTGTCCGCCTCTACGCAGACGCAGGCATTCAATGCCTTGCTGTTCTTCTATCGTGAGGTTTTGAAGCAGGAGGTGGGCAAGGTGGATTCGTTGCGCGCCAAGAAACCGGCGCATTTGCGTTATGCGCCAGAAATCGGGGAGATCAAGGCCTTGCTCAAAAGATTGGTGGACGTGGGGGAATATCCAACTCGGTTGATTGTGCATCTGATTTACGGTTGTGGGCTGCGTGTTACAGAACCGCTGAATTTGCGGGTGAAGGATGTTTTGTTGTCGGAATCCAAGCTGGTAATTCGCGGGGCGAAAGGCGGCAAGGATCGGTTTGTGGCTATCCCGTGTTCGCTGGTGGCGGAATTGCGGGCGCAACTGGATTACGCCAAGGCATTGGCGGAACGGGATCGGTTGAATCAGATGCCGGTAGCGTTGCCGGGATTGTTGGCTAAGAAGTATCCGCACTGGCAATTTTCGCCCAAGTGGGCCTGGCTGTTTCCCGCGCATCGGCCCTGTGAACATCCACGCACGGGGGAAATGGTGCGCTGGCGGTGTCACGAGGCAAACATCCAGCGGTGTGTGCGCCAGGCGGCGCGGCCGCTGGGGTTGGACATCACGCCGCATCATCTGCGGCACGCTTATGCCACACATTGTCTGAACGGCGGGCAGAATCCCCGGGCGATTCAGCAGGCAATGGGGCATTCGAGTCTGGAAACGACCATGGGGTATCTCCACGCCGAAGCAATGAGCGTTCGGAGTCCGCTGGAACTGGTGACGGCATGAAGGTGCAGGGCGAGAAATTGGCGTTTGCGCTGGAGCGGCTCTGGGGTTGGCCGACGAAGCTGGCCAAACGGGCGTTCCCGAATTTTGGGCCGGCGCACATTGTCCCGGCAACCGCCGTTCCGGACGTGCAGTCCATGACGGTCTGGATGTGGGCGGATCCGCATGGCGATCGCAATTGGTTCATGAACTGGACGGGTGTGGATGAGCATGAGGAGTTGTGGACGTTCGCTGAATGGCCGGACGGCGAGGTGGGGGAATGGGCGTTGCCAGGTCCGAAACCCGATGGCAAGCCCGGCCCGGCGACGACGGCAGGGGGCGGCAAGGCGTTCGAGGATTACAAGAAGTTGATTCTGGAGATTGAAGGCTGGTCGCCGAACGCCAGTGGCGTATGGTCGCCCACGGCGCGGGCCTGGAATGTGTTTGATCATCAGATGGACCCGCGCCCGGCGGGGACGAGTGTGCCGGGGGAGAAGGATGCGCGGACGTATCTGGATTACATGCAAGACCCGATTACGGATCACAAGGGAAATGCGGTGGGCCCGGGGATAGATTTCCGGGCAGGGGTGGATTGCGGGATTGAGGAGGGCAAGGGGTGGGTGAATAACTGGGTGAACTTTGGTTGGAATCCGAACGCGGAACTGACGCCGATGAATACACCGAAGTGGCATGTGTCGGAACGCTGCATGAATACGATCTACGCGCTGCGGAGTTATACGGGCGTTGACGGATTGAAAGGGGCGACGAAAGACCCGATTGATTGCATCAAGGGTTTGAGCAAGACGGGCCTGCGCTGGATGCCACCGGGCGCGCTGGGGACGGTGGGAAGGGCCAGGGGATATTGAAAATTACAATTTAACATTATGAAACAACCCGAAAGTGTAAATGCTGCCACGCCAGTAAGTGGTTCGGTGGCGGCGCTCAAAGCTTCAATCGCTGCGATCCACTACCACTCTGCGCGGGGCGGAAACGATATAAGCTCGCTGCTGGCTCGGCTCGCAGCAATAAGGGACGAATGTAATTTTTGTGTGCCAATCCCAGCGCCGTTCGATGCAGCGCATGGTTGTGCCTCGTTGCACTGCTTATGTTGCTATCGATCGCTGAAAGAAGCCCCAACAGACTTGGGATGGATAAAACACAGTCGAACTGAGGGCATCTGTTTTGACTGCATTGAAAGCCTCCATCGGACAATGGTGGCACTTCGAGAAACCGAAGCGAGGCACCGAAAATCTCACGCACGGCCCGAACAACGCAAAACTATGAAATCAAAAACCAACATCCGAACTGCAACGGCTCTGGCCGTTGCGTGCAGCGTCTTGTTAGGGCTTTGCTCGTGCTCTAACAGACCAATCCAAGCGGAAACTCCACTGCCGGATGCGGCGTTTGTGGTAGAGAGCGGCCCGGACGAAATCGGATGGTCGCGCATGTGGGTCGTGAGGCACAAGGAAACCGGCCAACGCTTCGTGTTCACCGAGCGGGCTTCAGGTGGAATCTTACTGGCGCCACTAAAGCCCTAACGCTGCGGGTGAGCGACAGCCGCCCGCGCACAACCAAGGAGAATCGAATGCCAAATGACCAACAAACAACCGGCGAGCCGGGCGGCTGTTCTGCTCGACCCGCTTGTTCGGCGCTGGAGGTAGGCAAGACCTACAGCCTCCACCACTCTCGCTTCGGAAGCGCGACCGTAAAAGTGACCAAGCTCGACGGCGAGTGGATAGACGTGCTGGTGGTGAAGGGCAAGCTGCGCGGCATGACAGAAGAATGGGAGCGCGGCGATACCAAGACCGTCCGTGAATGCCACTGCCACTTTGCGCCGAACAAGGATTAGGCGACGCTGGTTCGTATATTGAAAATGGCAACTGATTGGAAACGAGTGGATTGGAGAAAATGACCATGGACTTGGAGGATTATCCGGCGCGCGTGCCGCGCAATGTGGCGATGGGGTTGCTGAGTGTGACGTGTCCCAAGTTGTTCGCCAAGATCGTGGCGGCGCACGATTCGGCGCGGGGCCTTGACGAACGGAGCAAGCTGGTGCATAGGTTGCCCGGCGAGGTGCGGGCCAAGTATCGCGTGAGCGTGATCGCGGCCCTGCTTCACCCGGCCGGCCCGTTGCCAGCCAAACCCTCACGGCGTGCGACCCGCGGGGTGGGAAATCATTAAACGATATGAATGAATCCTACCTCACGCCCGCCGGCCAACCGGCGCTCGATCTCCTGGTATCCGCTTTTCAACGCAGCGAAACGCCCACAACGGGAGGCCTCGATTGGCTGGATCAGGTGCGGGATTGCAATGGCCCGGAAGATTCCCTGGACGGCCGCAAGCACGATGTGCCCGGCGATCCGGATGGCAAGGCGTTTCCGTGGCCGGGGGCTTCCAATTGCAAGCCGTTCACGGCAGATGACGTGATCAATGAGCTGAGCGCCCGCGATCTGGCGGCGTTCTGGCGGGCGTTGATCCAGCGCGGCGCAGGCACGACGGACGAAAGCAATTACGCGGTGGCGTTGGTGGAGCATCTGGTGTTCGGCCCGATGATGGCGAAGCTGGACAAGGAGGTGGAGTTGAGCACGCAATTGCGGCATAGCCGTGGCTGGTGTCTGCTCGCCCCCCGGTGGAAAACAGAATTTGGCTTGCGCCGGTATGAGATCAAGCTGGCGATGTTGCAACAGATGGCGGCGGACGCCCAGCAGGCGTTGAATCAACTGGCGCAGAACCCGCAAGCGGCGGCCACCGCCGATCCGGCGGCGTTGGCGCGCATCCAACAGCAGGCGCAGATTGTGGCGATGATCACCGACCCGACGTTGGAATCAGCGGCCATGGAGTTCCTTCGGGATTGGTATGCCCGATTCGTGGCGACTTCATTGCCGGAGAAGTTCCGCGATCGCGCGCCGAAGATCAGCGACAAGGCATTGCGGCGGGCAGTGAAAGCGTTGCGGGAGGAACAGCGGGCAACGACACCGCTGCCGTATGTGTGCCGGAATGAACCGGAGATTTGCGCGCTTGAACCGTGGCGCGAGGTGTGTCTGCCGGCGGAGGTGACGGATACGCAGGAGATTGTTTTCCAACTGGAATTTGTGTCGCCCACGACGCTCAAGAGCCGGGTGTTGAGCGAAGGCTATGATGCGGCCTGGGTGGACGAGGTGAGCAAGATCAAGACGGTGTTCACGCAAAACCAATTGCCGGTGCGATCGAAACCGTTGGGGGTGGCGCAATTACTGGCCGGGGCGGGTGGATCATCGGCCCGGCTGGCCAGTGACGAACAGAACAGCGGGTTGGTGCGGATCATTCACGCGGTTTACAAGGCGCTGGATGCGGATGACATCCCGGCGGCCTATTGCACCACGTTTCATTCGGAATACCTGGAAGGCTTTGGCAAGCATGAGCTGGTGGACACGATTGACGGGCAGTTGCCGTATGTGGACCTGGTGTTGGAATGGCGCAACCGGGCCATCACGAGTTCGCGCAGTGTGAGCGAGATGGTGGCCACGCAACAGAAGCTGATCAAAGACACGCTGGATCAGATCATTGATCGGGGCAGCATCACGATTCTGCCGCCGGTGAATGTCTATGAATCGCCCAGCGGCTCGAAATATGAGTTTGGCCCGGCCACGCAAAACTTCGTTCGCCAAGGGCGCGAGCCGCAATTTATGCAACTCCCGAGCGGGCAGGGGATGGCGGATGGGGTGGCGGTTCATGCGCTGGTGAAGAAGCAGGTGGATAACCGGTTTGGGTTGATGAGCGAGGATGTGCCGCCGGCCCGGATGCAGACATTGCAGGAAAAGGCGGTGCGCCGATTTTTGATTGCGTGGACGCGGGCGTTTCAGGAGGTGTTGAATTTGTATCAGCGCCACGGGGAGGATGCGGAGTTTGCGCGGATCACGGGCGCGCCGGTAGGTTGGCTGGATGAACAGCGGGCCACGCCGGGGATCTTGAGCAGCATCTTTGACTTTGATGTGCGCGAGTTGGACAGCGACCAGTTCATCAAGCAGGTGGAGGCGATGAACACGGTGGTGTTGCCGAATGACGTGCTGGGGGTGATTGAACGCGGGCAATACGCGGCTTGGATGGCGCGGGGAATTGTCGGGCCACGGGTGGCGCGGTCGTTCCTGCGGACGTTGCCGGATGCCTCGGCGGCGCTGAAGGACAAGGCGGAATTGCAGGTGCTCAAGATGGCGGCGGGGAATCCGCCAACGATGTTGGACAAGGACGACCCCACGGCGGCGACGTTGCTGGAGCATACGAAGGCGATCGTGACGGGCAACCCGCGTTATCTGATGGCGTTGACGCCGGAAGCGTTGCAGGCGGTGGCGGGCGACCAGGCGCAAACGGTGATGAACAACATGCAGGCGGCGGGGATGAAGCCGCAGCCCGATCCGTTGTTCTCGGTGTTGCTGATGAAATGGGTGGAGAACCTGACGTTTATTGGGGTGACGCAGCAGCGGAACAAGCAGATTGGCCGGCAAGGGGTGGACTCGGGCAAGGTGGAGGGATGAATTTATGATTCAGAAATTGCTGATGAAATTGCGGGGACAAGCAGCGGAACGCGAACACCAAGGGTGGTCGCATTCGTATGACGTGGCGCAACTGCGCGCCCGGCTGGCGCGGCTGCCGGCGGATGACGAATTGTTGCCGTTGCTGACGGGGTATCTTGATGCCTGCGCGGCGGCCAATGCGGATACGCGGGTGAGCGCCGACCACGCCGCGCACCAGTTTGTGGGGCAGATGAACATGCTGGCGAACCTGAAGCGGGACGTGGAGGAATTGTGGGCCTCGGCGCATTCCAGGAAAGATTGAACTGTTCCTGATGGCGCCGAAATAAGGGAGAATTAGGGACGGTTGGGGGTGGTAGTCGGGCAGAAGGTTTACGGACGGGTCAGTTGCGTGGATGAGTTGCGTGCGGGTCGCACTGGGTGCGGCGCGCAACTTGAATGAGTGCCACGATAATTGAGCCGACGCCGAGCGCCGGCCTGGAGGGCGGTCCAGCAACCCCGCCCACGACTCCGATCGCGCCGAGCGCGAACGGTGCGAACCGTATCAGTTCCCTCACCGAAGCGGCCATGGCTCAACTTGCGGGGTTATCCCTCCGCGAACTGGCCGATGCCGCCGAACCCTCAACCCCGACTCCTCCCGTAGCCATCGAATCACCGGCTGCGCCTGCGGAGTCACCGGCCATTGTGGCCGGGCAAACGCCCACCCCGCCCGAAGCGGTGAGCCAGCCGGACGACGCTGAACCCAGCGCCGAAGTGTTGGCGAGCCTGAACGAAAGCGGCCGCCGGGCATTGCAAAGCGAACGCGAGAAACGCAAGGAGGCCAGAACAAAACTGGCAGAAGCCCTGGCGGAGATCGAGCGTCTGAAGTCCGTTCAACCCCCCGTCCCCGTCGAACCCGCGGCATTGAATGCCGTCCCGGCGGCGACACAAGCCCCGATTCCCAGCCCCGCACCGAGTGCGTTGCCCACGGAATTGGCGGCGTGCCAGACTTTTGAAGCTGTGGATGCCTGCGCGATGCAGGCGGCGCGGCAGGAAGCCATGGCCATGCAGCTCAATACCGTGCTCGTCACGGCGGGCGTGCAAGCGGTCGTGGACCGGTTGAAGGCCAATGGCGTCGAAACCTTCCGGGGCGTTCCCGTGGATCAACTGACGGGCGAACAACTCGCCGGCCAGTTGAGCAGCACTTACGAGCAAGCCCGCCTGACCCAGTTGGCGGCGGGCCAACAAAAACAGAACCTCGCCGATCAAAACCGCAGTTTCTCCGATGCCCTGCAAATGGTGCCGGAACTCCGCGACCCAAAATCGGCCCGGGGTCAACAGTTTGCGGCCATCCTCAACGCCAACCCGCGGATTCGCGAGTTGGGGTCGAACTGGCCGGTGCTCCTGGCGCAGCAAATCCTTGGGATGGAAGCGGTGCGCACGCGGACGGCGACCACGCCGACCCCGCCGCATCCGCAACCCGTGCCGGCCGCCATCCTCCCCAGCGCCCCCAGCGCGCCCCGCACCAGCGTGGCGGCCGTGGCGCAACCGACGGAACTCGATGCGATCCGCGCCCGAGTGACGAACGGCCGGGCGAGCGAGGCGGACATGACCCGCTATGCGTCCCTGCAAGTTCGCGCCAACTGAAAACCATGGGTGATTAACAACCAATAAACCCAAGAAAACCATAAATTATGTCTCTGCTTTACAGCGCGGTCGTCGGGAAGAAAGAAGAATGGGGCAATTTCGTCACCAATGCGTTGGACCTGACAAACAACCCCCTCATGGCGTGGCTGCCCATCGAAGATCAGCCGGCGCAAGCCCGGTATGATTACCAGGCGGACAGCTACAAGTCACCGGCGCGCAACTCGCATCCGGACGGCGTATCGGTTCAAGGCGCAACCAGCGCGGGCGAAGATCGCGTCCAGTTGAGTGCGTATATCCAATACAGCACGAAGGCGGCGGTCGTCGGCAAGTTGCAGCAGGAGTTCGGCAACAATGCGGCCGTGACCGATGAACTCGGGCGCGAGATCACCAAGCAAACCACTGAGCTGCGCAATGACATGGAAAACGCCATGTTGTCCGCGCAGGAATGCCGGTTGGGCATCAGCGGGACGGTGGGTTACATGACCCGCGGCATCCCGAACTGGATTCAGACCACGGCCCAGAGCGTGTTGCCGGTGGACAGCACCGTGCGCCCGCCCTCGGGCAGCATTGACACCACGGCGACGGCGAGCGTGACCGAGGATAAGATCCTCGACGTGCTTTCCAGCGTTGGGTTGGTGACGCAGAAGAACGAAACCGTGACCTGTTTCTGTGGTCCGTCCGGTCGCCGGCTCTGGAACAACTTCCCGATGTTCACGCCGGCCTCGGCCAGCACCACGAACGCCGGGGCGTATCCAAACCCGGTGCGCGGCAACGCCTTCGATCGCGGCATCAGCCGTTACGTGACCCCGTTCGGGTTTGAAATTGACCTGGTGACCTCGTGGAAGAACTACGGTTTGGATTCCAGCGGCGTGGCCCAGAGCGGCACGACTTACAACAGCCATTCGATGCTGTTCCTGCATCAGTCCAAGTGGGCGTTCCGTTGGGGCGCGAAACCGTCCTGGAAGCAGAAACCCGAGGAAGGCGGCAAGTTCGAGGCGTTCGCGGAAACCATCTGGCAGCTTTACTGCAAGACCCCCCGCGGCGAGGCGAAATACGCGCCGGCCACCTAATCCGAAACCCCAAGCGAAACCATTAACGAAAGCGAATTATGATTGTCAATACTCTCAGCAAAACGGATCGCGAACTCTACGGTGCGGATGTCGCCGTGAGCTTCGATTTCAACGACATCGCAGCGGCCACGAGCGGCACGGCCATCAACATGATCAGCGTGTTGGCGGGCACGAAGGTGCAGTGTGTGGGCATGGTGCTCAACACGGCCTTCGACGTTTCCGGCACCGGCGCCCTGGCGGTGAGCCTCGGCGATGGCGGCAGCGCCACGGCGGTGCAAGCCTCGACCGTGATTGCCGTGGACGGCACGGAAATCCTCTATCACGTCGGCGGTTCGGCGAAGGTCTATACGGCGGATGACACCGTGGACGCCTTCTTCACCGATGCCACCTCGATGGCTTACACGGCGGGCAAGGTGACGTTCTACCTGGCTCTGTCCGACATGAACAAGTGGGCCAAGACCAAAACCTAGTCGCTAGCGGCTAGCGAAACAATCCTCCCCAACGGTCGCACGCCGTGCCGGGTGGTCCGCAAGGGCCACCCGGCAGGGGACTTCAAAAGAATCAGAATTACTTTTTATGAGTGAGATCAAGGAGAAACCCGCCAGTTCGCGCAAGCGGTCGGTGGAAGTGGAGAAACCGGCGGAAGCAGTGAACCCGCTGGAAAGCCTGACGGTGCAGGCCCGGGGTTTGCTGGGCAGCGCCCTGCGCCAGTTGATTGGCGCGCATGTGCTGGAAACCGATCCGGTGCGGATAAAAACCGAGAACGCGCTGGCCGCCGTCGTGGCGGACCTGAGCAACCACACGTTTTCCCGGGCCACTCTGGACCGGGCGGCAGAACAATTCACGGCCGTCATCACGTTGCTGGCGAACAACACGTTTACGCGGCAGGACCAACTGACGGCGTTTCGCGGCGAGGCAAACGTTTTTGCCAAGGCAGTGGCGGCCTGGCCAGCGGTTTGAACGAACATCATGGACTTCTCTGTTGATCTCAGCGGGTTGCGGCCGGACGTGGCCAACGCGGTGATCCGGAAGATTCAGCACGAAGATCGCGCCCGGTTTGAGCTGGAGCGGATTGAACAGATCCGCACCAAGGCGCTGCTGGATCAGGTGGTAAAGCCTGGATTCAACAACGCAATGGGGCGTCAAACGATGTTTCTCATGCCATCGCAAGCCCATGCTTTTCGGCAGCTTTACGGTCAATTGTGCTGGGCTGACCCGGACTTTGCGCCGTGGGTGCTCAAGCAGGATCAACACGCGGACCTGCGGGTGAAGGACGTGGGAACAAAGATTCAGGTGGGTTATACGGGTCGCAGTCGCTGTAACCAATGAACCAGTGTTATTACAACGGGGATTTCTGGCAGGCCGCGGTGGCCACCGTTCCGGGAGAAAGCCCGGAAACGCAGCCCACGGCCTGGGTGAAAATTGCGATCCCGGGGAAATGGCGTTGGGCGTTGGCGAACCTGACTTATGCCGGGTTGCTGGCGATTGACGGGCAGACGGACAAGGCCACGGTGGCGCGCTCGGGGGCGTATGGGCGCGAAGCGGTGGGCGTGGACGACTTGGTGCGCGCCGAGGCAAACGAGGAAAGCCGGCGGGAACTGCGCGGCGGATTGGCCCGGGTGAATACGGGGCGCACGCGGCCCGTGCCGGCGAGCGTGATTCTGGATGACGCCTACCGGTTAATTGGCTGGGACACCGAGCAACTGGACGCCCGCGAGAAGGGCGATGCGCGGATGGCGCTCAGTCAGGCGTTGCAGGAACTCTGGGAACGCTGGTGGTGGCAGGAATTGATGGTGTGCGAGCGCCGCACCTTCGCGGAAACGCTGGGTTACGCCGAGATCACCAGTGTGACCGGAGATTTTGAGGCGGGTTACACCTGCTATTGGGAGCAGACCGACAGTTATTACTTCGTGGCGTGGGATAACCCGGGCTTGAACCCGACGGATACCGCGGGCGAACTCCAGAGCCTGTGGGTGGATTTGGATTTCAACCGGGCGGAATATGATCGGTGGGAGCCAACGGTGACGTATGAGCGGGGCGTGAACGATCGCGTGCGCTGGGGGGGCTACGATTGGGCGCTGCGGTCCACGGCGACCAGCACGGGCGATGTGCCGGATTACGATGCCGCCATCTGGTGGCGCTTGCCGAGCACTTACCCGGCGCTGCCTTACACACAATTTGACGGGACAGTAGTTGGGCCATTTGGACCGATTCGCGCCGTTTCCAAGCATGATCCTCGCGGCACGGCGAATCCGGAGTTGTATGAGCTGGATGTGACCGCAGATGGCACGCGCGTGGTGGGATTGACCGAAGGCAAGCCCTGGGTGTGGTCGCGCCGGGTGACGCCCGTTCTGACGGGGGATGATTTTGACGCGGCGGAAAGCTACGAGGCGACCGACCCGCAGGATTTGGTTTACGACGCCGATCCGGACGCGGTGGCGACGACGATCACCAGCACGACGCCGGAGGTTTATTTTGTCACGGGCAATCCGAACGGGGTGCAGAGCGCCGCCCGGCCGGCGGTGGGCTACTCGACCACGGGCAGTGTGTGGATCAAGACCGGCACGGGCACGAACAGTTCCGGCTGGGAACTGGTGATCGGCGACGGCAGTTAAAGGAGCACCATGGGCGAGGTTTATCTAGTCGCCGGAGATCCGAACGGGGTGCAGAGCGCCACGCGGCCGGCCATTGCCTACACCGTGAATGGCAGCCTGTGGATCAAGACCGGCGCGGGCACGACGAACACCGGATGGGAGCTGGTGCTGGGCGACGGAACGTAATTTATTTATGACGAAGATCATCAAATATCTGCTGGCGCTGCTGGCGCTGGTTGAATCCGCTTCGGCCGCCGTGCCGCCAAGCTTGAAATACAACTACTACACCACGAACCAGAGTCCAACGGTGGTGGCCAGCAGTGGCGGGACGAACCAGGCGAACTGGAAATTTTGGAACGACGGAACGTTGTATTACGCCCAGAATAAGGAGGCGAGCACCACGATCAGCAGTAACGACTTTTCCGGGTTGCTTCAGTATCTCTGCGCGCAGAGCGTCACGGCGGGGTTATCTACACGGCTTGATTTTGGTTCGGGCACGGACACGCGGTCCACGACCTCGAACCGCTATTACTGGTTTACCAATACCGTTTATGTCACCAATGGCGTCATCCTCACCGGGCAAGGCAACGCGGCAACCATTTTTGCCGCGTCTCCGGCCTTGACGGGCCCGCTGATTCAGTTTGGCGCGGACGGTAACTTCATTTCTGGCATTGTGCGCGTTGAGGACATTCGTTTCCACGGCGATGCCGCCCCGGCTTTGAGCACGGGATTGAAGTTCCGCAACGTTGCCGAGCCGAATGTTCGGAACTGCGAGTTCAACGGTTTTCAATTCGCGGGCATTTGGGTCAATAATACCAATTACAACCATTGGTCGCAGATTCTGGATTGCTGGTTTGTGGGCGGGGGCGTGGGTTCGCACGGCGTTTTGATTGATGCCGCCCCGGCCGCGATCACTTGCGAACTGCAAATCCGCAACAGTTTATTCGAGCAGCACGGCGGGTCTGGGGTGACTGTCAGTAATCATTTCCGAAACCTTTCGATCATCGGCTGTCGGTTCTCCGACTCCACGGCCACCAGCACGAATGCGATTCGCGTCTATGCGGGCAACGGGTTTCAGTTCATTGACAACTATTTTTATCCCTACTGGGGCGCCAATGTGCGGCCCATCCGGTTCGACGATCGAAGCTCTGCAACGAATATCAATGCGATCGTGGCTAACAACCAAGCCAACGGATTGGCACTGAACAACATGGTCTGGATCGGCACGAATGTGCAGGGCGTCTCGTTGTTTGGGAACGTCAATCCGAACGGTAACGTCGTAACCAATGGGAGCGGCGGAAATGCGATCTATGCCCGGATTGACCGGGAGAAAATCTACACGGATGGCGACATCGAGGCCGGTGGAACGGTGAGCGCACCCACGGCGGGCTTCACGCTCCAAAATAACACGACGTTGAACGTAACGAACTTCAACATCGTGAATGGATGGAACGCAGTGAAAGGCACTAACCTGCCGGTGACTGCGCTTTGGGGTAGCGGCGGAACGAACACGGCGGCGACCAACGGAACGGCGGGGCAAGTGGCCACCAGTGCGGGAAACGGCGGTGTTTACTGGTCAACTGCGGCCGGTGGTGGTGGGGCTGGCCTTTGGTTTTATAAATCCATGCACCCGAAAGCCGCGTGGACGGCCACCGACGCCGCCACTCGATTCTGGGGCGAATATGACGACTCAACTTCGGTGCAAACAAACGCCGTCTGGCGCGTGCCGTTTGATTGCACGGTTACGAATCTTGCAGTCAAGGTTTCCGTGACGGGAACACTTGGATCGGCGGAGAACGTAGCGCATCAATTGTTGAAGAATGGCGCGACGGTTGCCTTGGCAACAACTAACGCTTGGAATTTGGCCGGGCCGCGTTGGTTCACGGCAGCCGGATCGCTCTCGCTTACTGCTGGCGACGTTGTTGTTTTGCAGGTCATCACGCCTACGTTTACCACCGATCCAACTGGTGTTCGCATTGATTGGACGATGAACGGCACGACGCCATGAGGAAGCTGTTACCAATTCTGCTCCTGCTCTGCCTGACAGCTCGGGCGGAAAATCTTGTTCCAAACTCAGGGTTCGAGTTGGGACCGTCGCGCGGGTGGATCAGTTACGAGAGCTTGCCTAACTCGATCTTTGAAGGCAACGGCTCGCTTTACTCGTACATGAACACCGATGCAGTTAGCGGCGGCTACTCGTTCCGCGCTACTGGTCGCTTGAGATCGCGACTCTTTTGGTTGACCAATGGAGACTACACGCTGACCTTTTCAGCGAAAGCCGCATCCGCTCATACGCACAAGGCTGGCATCCTTCATGAAATTGACTTGGTAGCCACCACAGACCCGGCAACGACCATTTCAGCTACGACTTCGTGGGCAAGATATACGAACAGCTTCACCGCGCCGAGTAACGGGCTTTATTTCGTCAAGTTCAACGACGCAAACCGATCCCCGCTATACGTGGACAATGTGCAAGTGGAGTCAGGCACAACGGCCAGCGACTACGCACCATCAACGCCCGTGGAACTCGGCATCACGATCCCGGCCACTAACGCAATGCACTTCGCTGGGCAAACGGCGCAGTTCAAGCTAAACTTTTGGAACACCGGAGCAGCAACAAACGCCGTGGCGCGCTACGATGTTTACGACGCATGGAATAGCAACGTGCTAAGCGGTCTGGCTACGGTATTACTCGCCGCAGCAACGAACACAACAACCACAATCAGTTTGCCAGCAATAACTGGCTGGTTTCGCGTGATGTCGAGGCTGGCTGATTATCCTGACTCGTGGGACGAGGCAACGCTGGTCTCGTATCCGTTTGCATCGAATATAACTTATACGGCTACCGACTGGCTAGGCGGGCATCCGCAGGACAGCACCAACAATGTAAACCGAGAGATGATGTCCGGGCGTCACATTGGCCGAACTCTCGGGCCTGGCAGCGAAGCTACGCGCTGGGGATCATTGCAGGGTATCGAATACAACCAGGGCACATTCGCTTGGAACGATTACGCCATCACGAATCTAACGCGGCAAGGCATGTATGTTGTCGCCACCCTAACGCCGGCAGACGGGACATGGCCTCACTTCTTCACCAATTCTGAGGCGGTGAATCTCGGCCTGTGGTCAAATTACTGCTATCGGCTTGTCTATCGCTACAACGTAGAGCTTGGACTAAGCAACAGCATCATTTACGAGGTGGGCCCGAACGAACCGCTTCAAAGCGGCCCAACAACGCCAATCAATGTACGGGATGCTGTTACTTATGCAAATGTGCTGACATATGGTGTATGGGCGGCAACCAACGCGCATCCAAGCGTGAAGCTAATCGGCATCGCGGGCGCGAGCGGGGCGGGGGAGTGGGCGTGGTGGGTCTACACGAATTTAAACGCTGGTACGAAGGCGGCCTTGACTGCGGTTTCAACGCACGTCTATCCGCAGGACTCGGTTGGTGTGGATTTGAATCCGAACTCCAGTTTCCATGCGGCTGGTAAAGTGAACAACTCCATTGGCTACGCGCAAACCTTCGCTGGAATCAAGCCAGTGTGGAATACGGAATCAGGGGTTGGAACGGTGTCCGGCATCAAAGGCCAAAACGCCATGTGGACAAATTATTACTCTTTGTTCAAAACAAACTGGACTTACGAAAGCGAGCGGATGGAACGGCAGAGTCGCAGCCTGACGGCAGTTATCACCAGCACGGAGGAAGCATTGCGCGGCTTGGGTGCTGGCTTTGAAAAGTTCATTTATTACGATTGCCGGCGGTTCAATGATTCCAGCTATGTGCTGCCGCAGCCCTATGGGCAAGACTACATGCAGGTGGACAACCCGCACGTCGTCGCACTCAGTATCGCGCAGCACATGGTTACTCGCGGCTTTGGCAGGATAACCAATACAAGCGCATCAAAGTTTGAGGCGTATTCATTCACCAACTCCAGCGGGCACGCCGTAATTGTGGGCTGGAACTACGACCGGACCAACCGCACGGCGACTTTGACGAATAGCTATTTTGCCGCCTATGACGTGATGGGCAACCGGCTGTCCACTAACTCGGCCAGCATCGCTGTAAACAGATTCCCGACTTACTTTGTCAGCAGCACTCTGAGCCTTGTGCAAATGTCCAACATGTTTTGCACAGCGACGATGGCTAACGCAGCCGATACGATCCCGCCCCAGGTTTCCTTTTCTGTTGCTCCTACTGGTCTTTGGAACGGCGATCCTGCTCCAACGCTGGTTAAATGGGACGCACTCGATAACCGTTGGTCTAACTACCCAGAAGGCACGGACTACACAAACATTCTGAGCAAATACGCCATAGACGGCGGGGCGTATTCGGCCTACTCGCAGAGTAACCACGTCTGGCTTTCTGGCCTGAGCGCCGGCAACCACGCGCTGCTTGTGACTGTAAAAGACAAAGACAACAATGAGGCTGAATGGTCTTATCATTTCGTCGAAGAGCCGGACACAACCGATCCCACCGTTTCGATCACTTCGCCAACGAGCAGCAGCACCTACAGCACCAGCAGTTCAACGATTGATTTGGCAGGAACGAGTAGCGACAACGTTGGGGTTGTGAGCGTGGCTTGGTCGAATAGCCGCGGCGGCGCTGGCAGTTGCACCGGAACAACCTCGTGGAGCAAGACTGGAATAACGCTCTACAGCGGTGGAAATGTGCTGACCATTACCGCCACAGACGCGGCAGGCAATAGCGCGACAGATCAGTTGACAGTGACTTATTCCGTTGCCGCAAGCGGTGGAACAACCAACAACGTGGGGACGCTTTACATTCGATGATTATGGATTCTGACCAACTAGACCGATTCGCCGCCCAACTCAACCGGATTGAATCGAGCACGAAACAGATCGAGCGCGCGGTATTTGGCGAGAGCCTGGCCGGCCATACCGGGCTGGTGGATGACGTGAAAGCGTTGAAACAGTTTCGCGAGAATCAGAACTCGAAGGTGATCTGGCTGAGCGGCGCGGTGGCGGGCGCGGTGGCGGCGCTGGGCCTGGGTTTCAAGGCCATCATGGCCAAGATTTTCGGAACATAACAAACCAAAGGACAAAGATATGAACCTGAAGAAATGGGCAAAAGCACTGCTGGCGGCGGTCATCACGGGCGCAACCAGCTCCGGCCTGTCCGCTCTGGGCGTGACGGTGGCCGATGCCGCCGGGATGAATGTCGGGCAACTCAACCTGAAACAACTGGGCGTCATGATGCTCAGTGGTGGTCTGGTCGGCGCTTTCGCCTACCTCAAACAAAGCCCCGTGCCTCCGGATGAAGCGTGATATGAAACTACTGATTAAAACGCTGGCAGGGGTGTTTGCCGTGGCCTTGGTGATCGGCGTGACGCTGCTGGTCAGTTGCGCCACGGTGAAGCCCGGCAATGACGTGCTGGTGGTTCGGACGGAACAATTCCTGACGGCCGCCCAAGGCACGTTCCTGCTCACGTTGCAGGTGGACCACGCCGATCGCGGGTTCTGGCGCACCAACGCCCCGGCGTTCCACGCCTTTGCGGAGGATTTGCGGACGCCGACGCCGTATCAGGTGACGAATACACTGCCCCGCTGGCGGGTGGGTTTGCTGGCGTTGAACGACGTGAAGAACGATTACAAGACGGCCCGGGTATCAAGTAATGCCCTGTTCACCGCATTGTCCGTGGCGCAAAGCCTGCAAACGCAGGCCGGCGCGTGGCTGACCATTGTTACCAACCATCCCTAATCATTATGCAAATCATCGCCTTGATTGAACTCGCCCTGACGCTCCTGCCGAAGATCACGGTGGGGGTGACGCAGTTTGTCGCCTGGCTCGGGGTTCTGCGCGCCACCGCCCAGCAGGCGGAAGTATGGTCGCCGGAGTATGAAGCCGCCTGGGTGGCCGGCCTGCTCGCCCATGAATTGCGCCCCGAGGAGATCCCGGACGCCCAACTCTGACCCACTCAACCTCAACTCATAAAACACCATGAACACACGCAAAACCAAATTCTTACTCGCAATCCTAACCGTGGCGCTCGCGGCGCTGACGGCTACCAGCCTCTGGGCGCAGGGCTTCAACGCCAGCATCAGCCGGGCGGAATACAAAGCGCCCAAATTCCTGCTGATCGCCATTGCCTCGACCAATGTGGCGGTGCTGGTGGGATCGAACTCCACCCTTGTCACCAGCGCCACGTTCTACGGTTTCAAGGCGGTGACGACCAATTCCGCTCCGACGACCAATGTGGCCACGGCGTATGTGGGTTACATGGACGCCGACGGCGGGTCTGGCGTGACACCGCCCCGCCCGGTGATATTGGATACCATTCCAAAGGGCCAGTCCATCACGCTGCAACGGGACGGGGTGAAGTTTAATCTGAACCAGCTTTATGTCCTGGGGACAAACGCGGATTCGGTGCTGGTGCGATACGAGCAATAACAATGCGCCGAACGCTTCAATGCTGTCTGGTCGCACTGTTCCTGCCGTCATCGGCGGGGGCGGTGGATTACCTGCTGCGCGATCGCATGGTGCGCCCGGCGACGAGCAATTACACGACGCTTGGACGGCTGGATATTCCGTTTGTGGCGGTGTATGCCGATGCCTTCTATTGGCGGGGGGTGTTGCTGACGAATGGGTTTGGCGGGGCGCCCAGTTGGGGCTTCATCACGAACCGGTGGACGACGAACGTTGAACCCCACCAGATCAATGCGGAGTATGTGACCAACGCCGTGGGGATCACGGCGGGCAATCTCATTACGGTAACGCCATCCAGCAGCGGCCGGGACTTTGTGGTGTCAGCCCAGCCGGAGGTGCAGGCGGAACTTGCCAGTGGCGCGGTGACGACGCCGTGGACGTATCCAAGCAAGCTGTTGCTGGAGACGACCAACATCCTGATCAACTTGAGCATCCCGGCGGATGGCCTCTATGCGGTGAACATCGCGGCGCATACCGTGACCACGAATGACGCGCTGCCCATTGATTCGAGCAGTTACACGTTCATCCAATGGACTGCGCCCAGTGGCCTGAGCTACACGAGCGACTTCATTGATACCAAGTATGAATCCGGCGTGGCGCTGGGGGGCAGTTGGTATAACCGATTGAGCCGGTTCGCGCCAATGCTGGTGGATTGCAAGGCCGGCAGTTCGCTGGTGGTGAGCAATTACAACGCAGACAGTTGGGAAACCGGGGACGGCGCAAGCACGAACTATCTGCGGGTGACAGTGACCGGACGCAAGCAATGAATCAATTCCGCCAATACGGAGCGTTGGACGACCAGCCGCAGGCGTTGGGCGATCGGAATTTCCGCCGGCTCGATATGCAGGCCGATCCGGCCACGCTGCCGCCGGGGTCGGTGGCGGCCAGTGAGAATTACCGGTTTGACACGCACGGGGCGCAACCCCGGGGCGGGCTGGCCCGGATGCTGCCCGCCGGCGTGACTTTGGCGGAGATCCGGTGGGCGGGCATTTATCGTCCGGCGGAGACGAATGACCGGCTCGCGCTGGTGACGGAAACCAGCTTGATTTTGTTCAACCCGGCGGATCAGGACACGGAGACGTTCAATTTCCCGGGGGGCGAGACGATTGCCGCGGGCGCCCCGGTGGACCTGGTGCAAGCCGGGGTGTCAGCCACAACCGTGCCGGACATTTACATTCTGCGGGGATTGAACAAGACGGTGCTGAAGTTCGATGGCAGCAGCGTAGCGATCAACGCTACGTTCCGCCAAGGGTTGTTCGCCTTGTTCTACCAGGACCGCATGGCCGTTGCGAGCGGCGATACCAGCCTGACGCGCAGCCAGCAGATTGATGTTTCGGACTTTCTCGATTTCGGAAACTGGAGTTTGTTGAACCAGTTTCAGATCAGCAAGGGCGGCGACGATTACATTGTGGGTTTGCTGCCGTATCAGAAGGATTACGTGCTGGCGGGCACGCGCAAGAAGTTCTTCCTGGCATTCTTCGATCCGAAGGTGAGCCAGACGCCGGGCACGGGTTACACCGGGGGCATCGAGGATACGAGCTTTGTCCGTGAATTGTCGCGGGACAGCGGCTTGGTGGGGCGGCGGGCGTGGCTGGAGGCCAACGGCAAAATCTGGTTTCTCAGCGATCGCGCGATTTTCGCCTTTGAACCGCAACTGGATTTGCAACTGACGGTCATGGGCGAACCGATCTCGACGCCAATCCAGCCGTTGTTGGCCCGGCTGTCCGCGAACTATGCCGGCGGGGCGGACATCAAGAAGCTGGGGCATCGGATGTATTTCGCCATGCCGATCTCTGACGCCCCGGTGACGATTACAAGCCTGGTCGTGCTGGCGGGAGTGGCGACGGTGACGACGGCGACGGCGCACAATCTGGAAGTGGCCGCCACGGTGCAGATTGACCGGACGCAGGACAGTCTGTTGAACGGCATCAAGACGGTGGCCACCGTGCCGAGCAGCACCACGTTTACCTTCAGCACCACGGCGAGCAACGGCGCCAGTGTGGGCACGCGGGCGCAGATGCAGAAGATTGCCACCCGGAACAACACCATTGCGATTTTCAATACAGCCTTGACGGATGGCTCAAACGGTGGCGAATGGGAGTCTGTGGATACGTTACCCCGCGGGGTGTATGCGGATTGGCTGCTGGTGGCGGATCACGGGGCGCAACGCCGGTTGTGGTTGGTGGATAAAACCCTTGGCCCGTGTCTCTACGAGGAGGGTGATCTGGATGAGTTTGGCGGCACGGTGGGCGCGTTGACGCTGCCGTTCTATCTGCCGGCGTATCTTTCCTCGACCAACTTTGAAAGCACCCCGGTCGCCGGTGCGGTGACGAGTCGGGAATATGCCTGGGGTGCGAGCGCCAAGCAGGTGAAAGCCGGGGCGGCCCGGATGGAACTGACGGCGGCGGACGCCGGTGTGATGACGCTGACGGTGCGGAGTCCCCGGGAAACGGAATGGACGGCCACCCGGGAGTTTGACGGAATCACGGACAGCAATGTGTTGGCGCGGAAACGCTGCGGAAAGCGGGGCTTGGGGGCGCAGATCAGCGTGGCGAGCACGGCGGGCCGGCCGGTGCTGCGGGCGTTTGAACTGGAATTGGTGAACTCAGGCCGAACGGCGGAGGATTGAACTATGTCGCAACTGCAAAAGGGAACAACTTACGCGGATACGTCACCGGACAACCAGGTGACGTATGCCAATCTCAATGCGCTGGTGGATGACGCCATCCTGTTGCCGGGAGCGATCACGGCGCAAACGCCGTTGACGACCACGGCGGGCGGCGACCGGGTGCTGGTGGCGGATGCCTCGGCGGCGGACGGATTAACCGCCGTAACGCTGGCCAACCTTTTGCCGCCGGAAGTCATCACGGGCAAGACCGACATCAGCACGGCGCTGGCCGCGGGGGATACGTTCCTGTTCTCCGATGTCTCGGCGAGTGACGCGCTCAAGAAGGTGACGGCGAGCAACCTACTCGTGCCGGAAGCGATCACGGGCAAGACCGACATCAGCACGGCTTTGGCCGCGGCGGATACATTCCTCGTATCCGATGCTTCGGCAAGCAATGCCCTGCTCAAAGTAACCGCGAGCAACCTGCTCGTGCCGGAAGCCATTACCGGCAAGACGGCGCTGACTGCCCCGGCCACGGATGATGTGATTTTGATTTCCGACACCTCGGCCTCGGCGGCGCTCAAACAGATCACGCTGGCGAACCTGCTCCCCCGCTTCACCGTGAGCGGGGTGGCCTTGACCGCCGGGGTGCATAACTCGGCGCACGGGTTGACGGTGGCCGGGGCGGCCGTCGCGCCGTATTTCGTGCGCTGGGTGTTGGTGATGGGCAGCACAACGGAGCACGGTTACACGGCGGGGGACGAGGTGGACGTGGCGAGCTTCAGCGATTCCAACGCGGCGGTGGAATACAACGCATTCACCTGGGGCGCGGACGATACCAACGTGTGGCTGGTGGTCAACTCCTCAGCGACGTTGCTGGCCAAGAACAAAAGCACCGGCGCCAGTGCCACGTTCACGGCGAGCCGGTGGACGGCGAAATGTTATGCGGGCCTCTGAGGTATGAACGAAACAATTGACATTGCCGCCCCGAAACTGATGGCGCGCGCACGCCTGGTGGCGCTGAAGGATAACGCCACGGCCAAGCGCCTGGTGGAAGCGGCGGCCAAGGATGATCATTTGGTGATTGCGCCCACGCACGTCATGATGCGCGGGGAGGAGATCATCGGGTATTTGAGCCTCGGGGCGTTGCCGGTGGTGCAGGCGTGGTTTGATTCCAAGTCCGGCCATGTGTTGGACAGCTTGAAGATGATCGAGATGGGCGAGGCGATTTTTGACACGCAAGGCGTGAAACAGTTTGCGGTGGGAGTGCAGCCAAACAGTCCGTTCGCGCCGCACATGGCCCGCCTTGGTTTCGTGGAACTTGGTCAAACCGTGCTCTGGCACAAAACCCTGTAATCGTATGGCTTGCTTTTCCAAAACCCAACCGGCGGACATCAACTACGGCAACCAACTCGGCAGCACGCTGAATGCGCAGGCCGGCGTGGCGGACCAGCAGTTGCAGTTGGAACAGAAATACCAGCCGCAATACGCCAACCTGGCGTTGCAGAATTACAACACGGTGTCCAGCGGGATGAACCAGACGGCCTTGGGCAATCTGGATACGGCCCGGGGTTACACCGGCCAACTCGCCGACACGGTGCGGAGCATCAACCCGCAATCGCAGGCGCTGTTGAGCGAGTTGAACAGCCAGGTGTATGGCGATTTGCAATCCGGCAGCGCCCTGAGTGACGCGCAGAGCCGGCAGGCGCAACAGGCAAGCCGGGCAGCGGCCTCCGCCCGGGGCGTGAGCGGCGGCAACACGGCCATGTTTGACGAGGTTTACAAGCAATACGACCTGGGGCGGCAACTCCAGTCGCAACGGCAGGCGGCGGCCGGATCGGTGCTGGGGCTGAACCAATCGCAGGTGGACAACCCGACGCTGCAATTGCTGGGGCAATATATGAACACGGCGAACAGTTCCGGCGCGAACGCGAACCAATTGCTGTCGCAGTCCGGGCCGAGCTTGTTCAACCCGGAAAGCTCGTTGGCGGCGCAGATCGCGGCGGGCAACCAGCAGAATGCGGCGCTGTTCTCTAGTTCGACGGCGGACAAGGCGGGTAACGCCATTGCCCCGCTCAATTCGGCGGCGGCCTCCTACTAACATGACGCGCGGTCAACTCGATATGAGTTTGTTGCAGCGGGTGTGCCAGGGCAACCCGGAGGCAATGGACTTTCTGGCCAATCATTGGTCGCCGTATGTCCACGAGATTGATGACATCATGGACGGCGAACGCCCGGCCAAGCGGGATCAGTTGATGACCTTCGCCCGGGCCTGTGTGCTGTTTAGTCACCCGTTTTACCTGCGCAATCTGGGGGCGCTCAAGCAACTCGTGTTGAACGTGACGGTGGCGTATGCGGACTCGGTGGATTGGGAACAGACGCACGCCGAGGGGTGGCAGAAATCGTGGTCGGATCACAACCGGCATTGCGGGCTGGAGATGGTGATAGCAGTGGCGACGATCTGCGGCGGGCATGAACTGGCGTTTCAGATCAGCCAGGAACAACGGACGATCTGCCATGTGGATCATCACAATCGGCAGGGGAAGATCATATGAGAACCAATCGGAATATCATTGGGCGGATGTGCGTGGTGCGCGATTGCAAGGAGCGGAACACGCTGGTGGAAGCGATGGTGATTGACCAGGTGGCGGGCAGCGCGAAGTCCAAACGGGTGCGTCTGCAAACGGGCGAGCACTTTGGCGAGGTGCGAATGCCCGGCGAATACGAGCTGCTGGAGTTTTGTGAGGCGGGCGCCGCGCCCGTTGGCTTGGCCACGGCCTGCGCCGAACCTATGTTTGCGTGAACCAATGATTGCACCCGTCCATATCCTCGTGACGATCCGCCGGCCGGAGCTGTTGCCGGCGGCCTTGCTTGTGTTCCGCACGTTGCGCACGGGCTTTCCGCAAGCGCCCGTGCTGGTGTGGGGCAATGGCTTGACGGCGGCAGAGCAATCCCGGGTGGAACGCGATCTGGCGACCTTGGAGTCGCAGTGGGTGACGAACTTGACGGGCACGAGCCACGATGCGTGGATTGAGCAACTGATCAACACGCAAACCGGACCGTTTTGGATCTGCGACACGGACATGGTTTTCTTTGCGCCCGTTCCACCTCCGGCGGCGGGCACGGTCTTCAGCGGGCGGTATGAACCGGAGTTTGACGAGGAATGGACCGGGACGCGCCATGTGGAACGGCTGCATACGTGCCTGATGTATTTCGATCCGTCCGCCGTTCGTGCCGCCATTCGCGGCTGGCAGGCGCGGATTCCGTCGCCGTGGCGGGATAGCGCGCAATTCCCGTTGGTGCGGCAGCATTTCATCCCGATTCGTTCGGCCTTGAATGCCCGTCCGGAAACGGCGTTTTACGACACGACCGCAGGACTGTGGCACGCGGGGCTGGGGACACCGTTCACGCCGGAGCAGGATGCGGCGTTTGAGCATCTGCACTGCGGGACGTATGCGGACGTGGTGGATGCCCCGAGTCTGGGCAATTTGCGGGCGGTGCATCAATCGGTTTACGAGAACCCGGCTGCGGCGCGCGGGTTGAAACAGGCGCAGGATCATTATTACCAGGAGCGAACCTATGCAAAGTCCATTTAACTCCGGCAGCGGCAACGTCAGTTTCGGGCCACCCCAAGGGATGGCGGCCATGATCATGCAACCCGCGAGCATTGCCGCCCAGGATCGGCAGACGGGCAGCAGCAACATGCGGGCGCTGTTCCAGATGCTGTCTGATCATAGCGAGAAGGAGAAGCAAACGCTGGCCTTGGGCAAGGCGGCGCAGACGGCTTACAAGTCATCGCCGGACTTGCAGAACAAGATCGGGATGACTCCCGAGGCGTTTCAGGCGTTGAGCGCGTCGGACCAGCATTCCGCGGTGTCGGGGGCGATCGCCGGCGATGCCTACGAACGCGGGCGGGCGGAGGAACAGGCGAAAACCAAGCTGATGCTGCAACAACTGGCGCAGGTCAATGCCACGCAATCGGCCAATAGCGCGTTCGGCAACGACGTGGCGGGGGTGTATGGGCGGAACACGATGAACACGCTGGCGCAGGGCAATGGCCCGGTGAACCCGCCCGCGGTGGATGCCCAGCAGATTGCCGCCGGTCTCTCGCCGCAAGCCTGGCAAAGCCCGCAGGCGGCGAGCTTGCTGCATGTGATGGCGCAGGGCAGCAACCAGCAATCGCCGTTCTTCCAACGCGATCAGGTGGGGAACATGATCCCGGTGAACGGCGCGCAGGACTTTGGTCTGGCGGTGACCGGGCCAAATCAATCGCAGGTGATTTACACGGGCAAACCCACGGGTTCATCGGTGAATGTGCCGGGCGTGGGTCAGGTGGGCATTGTTTCGGGCAAGCCGGGGCAGGCGCAGATCGTGAGTGGGCAGACGACGGAAGGGCAGGTGAAGGAGAAGCTGGCAAAGGCGGAGGCGGATGTGGTGAAGCTCCGCACGAAGCTCAAGGCCGATCCGGAGTTGCAACAGTTTCTCGGCGGCGCCTTGGCGGAACAGGAAAGTCTGGTGGCGAGCTACCGGCAGGCGTTGGGCGAGGCCGCCCCGGCCAGTGCCGCCGCGACCGCGAAGGCGACCGTGCCGCAGGTGGACGAGGTGCGCGGTGGGTATCGGTTCAAGGGGGGAGATCCCAACAAGAAAGAGAACTGGGAACGGGCCAATTAACTGACGTATGAACCCGTGGGAAATGGATTACGGGCCGACGACCACGACGGAAGCGCCGCCGTGGGAGCAGAATTACGGGGTGACGACCCCGGCAGAAGCGCCGCCGGAGGGAGATCAGCTTCACCAATTTGAACCGCCGGGGATGGCCTCGCGGGCGCTGGAAGCGGCGCGGCAGTATCTTTCTCCAATTCTCGGCCGCACAGAGTTGCAGCGGTTGAATGAAGGGCCACGGGATGCCGAAGGGTTATTGCCGGCGATGAGCAAGCCAATCATTCCCCTGCCCAAATATGAGCATCAGCCGGGCGATGGCAAGCTGGTGGGGTTAGGAAAGGCCATCGGCAACACGGCGCTGGGGTTTGCGGAGTTCATTGAAAGCCCGCTGGGCATTGCCACGGGGGGCGTGGGCAGCGCCGTGCCGGCGGCGATGCGGGCCACGGCGGGACGGTTGATCGCGGGCGGGTTCGCGGCGGACCTGGGCAGCAAGTTGCCGGAAGCGATTGGCACGACGCGCCAGACGTTAAACAACCCGAATGCCCCGTTTGGCCAGAAAGCGGAGGCGGTGCTGGGCACGACGGCGCAAGGCTTGATTGTGGCGGGCACGGGCTATCACGCTGCCCGCGGACGATCCGTGAATGCGGAGGCGGCCAATCTGGAACGCGAGGTGACGGCGGGCGCAACGCCCAAAACGGAAGCTGCCGTCATGCCGGCGGCGGCCAAACCGTGGGAGCAGGATTTTACCAGCGGACTGAACGAAGCGCCGGCCACGGTGGCCAGCGGGGGCAGCCCGGTGGAACGGTTTATTTACGAGGCGAAGGCAAAGGCGGGGGAAGAAGCTACGGCGACAACGCAACGCGGCGCGACCGCAGAAATTTTACCCGAGCCGATGCCTTGGGAGATGGAATATGCGGGCGGCGAGATGCCGCGCACGTCGGCAATAGGGGGTGAGTTACCGAATGAGAAAACGCAAAGCCAAGGGAAAACGCGGGAAGTGCTGACGCCCCCCGCCGAATTGGATTCTGCGCCGCAAACGGCGCCAAAAAACGTTCCGGCGGCAGCCATGGAAGCCACTCCAGTAACGGAGGCCAAACCCGCTCCGCCGGAACAATCGGTTTCAATTACCCCTCCGGAAGTCTCGACGACCGGACGCGGGGCGGGGAAACCTGCCCCTGCATCTTCCTCTTGGAAGTCTAAAAAGTCCTCGCAAACCCTCACTGGCTCCAATGCGCAAACGGGCGCTGAAATGCAAGTGCCGGCCAAGCCGGGCGAGGCAATTTTAACGCAAGGCCAGCGCGTGCGGGCCGGCAACATTGAAGGCAACCTGGCGATCTATGATGACGGCCGGTTGGCTATCCGCAACCAGATGGGCGAATTTCCGGTGACGTTTGAAAGCATCAAGCCGCTGGAGGCGGCCAAGCCAGTGGAAACCCCGGCGCAGGCGGCGGGCAAGGTGGCCGAGCATGTAGCCGAGGTGGCCAGCGGCGAGAAGGCGGTGAAAACGCCAGCCAACAAAACCCCCACCACCGGACCACGCCCCGCCAAGGAAATCAAATCGGAACTGGTGCAACGGTTGGAGGAACAGGTGGAGAAAGCCAAGTCCGAACAGGATCTGACGCCCGCGCAACAGGAGGCGCTCAAATCGGCTAAGAATTTTACAGGACGAGGATACAATGGGGACAACCGGCAAGCGATTAGAGAAGTGCAAAAGGCCAACGCGGCGCGGCGCGATGAGTTGGTAAATGAAGCTCAAAAGTCAGGAGTTGAACGGGTCACGGTTGAAATCCCAGGTGACGGCACGTTTACCATTTGGAACACCAAGGAGGCATTAAGTGAGGTGCTGGCCCGCGCAAAGAAACTTTCCACGTCTGCCGAGCCTTCAAAAAATTATCGCGAATCTGGCATCGGAAAGGAAGATCGCGAGTGGGTGGCAAACAACAAGCAAACGCTCGAAGGCTGGGCGGACAAGGTATTATCCGAAGATCCCCGAAAGCGATCGCGGACAGGGTTAGACCCGGCGGAGGAAGCCCGCCGCCTGGCCGCGGTGGCCATCAAGGGCAGTTACCTGATCGCCCGCGGGGTGCGGGATTTCGCGCAATGGACGGCGGAGATCATCAAACAAATTCCAGAACTGGCGGCCAAGTCAGAGGCGGAGTTGCGCCGGCTCTACGCGCAGGCGGTGGACATAGCCGAGGGGCGTGATCCGCAGATTGGTTTGTCCATCCGCGGCATGAAGGTGCAGGCGGATACCAGTCTTTCCGAGGCGGTGCGCGAGAATGTGGATGCGGCCTACACGAAACGGGTGGCGGCGGATGATATTGCCGAGGCCAAGCGGTTGATCACCGCCGCCGGTGGCCCGGAAGCCGCCGCCAAAGACATGCTGGCGGGCTTGTGGAAGCCGGTGGATCAAACGGTGCAGGTCAAGGGCGCGGGCGAGGTGCTGGCGGGATTGGCCAAGCTGGAGGCGCAGGCGGGCGAGAATACGGCCCGGGTGAACGATCTGGCGGACTTGCAGGTGCGGATTGCGGATCATTCCACCCGCATGGCGACGATGCCGGCGCAGTGGTTGCAGGCATTTTCGAGTCTCTACGCGAATTATTCCCCGGCGGCCTGGCTGAAGGAATGGCGCAACGGCATCAATGGCGCGGCGCGGGAACGCATCGAGCGGGCCACGGGACAGAAGACCGGCGAGACGCCAACGGAGATGGCGCAGGGCATCGCGGACGCGGTGGCGGAAGGCATCGCGCCGGACGCGCCCACGACGGCCAAGGTGATCGAGGCGGTGTTTGGGACGAAAGGCGAGGGCCAGAGTGGTCCGGGCGGAAAAGCCCCGGAAACCGCGGTGCAAGCGGTGGAGCGGATCATTGGGCAGAAGGGCGAGCAGGCGCAGAAGACGGCGCGCAAGATTCAGGATTTTTACGAGCGCGAGGTGGCCAAGTTCAAGCGCAAGCACAAGATTCCGGAACTGACGCCGGAAGATCAACGGAACATCCTGGCGGAAGCCAAGGCGATCCAACGGTTGCCGGCGGATAGCTTGCAACGCCGCGAGGCGGTGCTGCGGCTGCTGGATCAGTTGCATCGGCGCAAGGGGTTCGAGTGGTGGGAACTGCCGCTAGGGTTCTGGTATGCCAATACGTTGAGCGGGCCAACGACGCACGCGAAGAACATTCTGGGCAACTCGTTGAACCTCGGGATGGAAGCGGGTCTCCAGACAATGTTGAAACCCACCAATTTGCCGATCATTCTCGAAAGTCTGGGGCGGTCGTTGTCGGTTGGCACGGCGGAGGCGTGGTCTATTCTCAAGACTGGTCACGACACTTCATCGCGGCACGGCGACAAGTTCGAGCTGCGGCGCAATGCGTTGGAATTGCAGAACGGCACATTGGACAAGGTGTTGCTGCCGTGGAAGCTGGTGGGGCGATTCCTGCGGGCCGAGGATGCGGTGTTCTTCAATGCCGGCCAGGAACTGCGGGCGGCCATTCTGAGCAAGCGGGCCAATGGCGAGAGCACGGCCACGGCGCGCAAGGCGATGGGTTGGACACCCGAGGCCCGCGCCAAGGCGGAGGCGCAGGCGACCGCGGAGGGGTTGACAGGATTGAATCTGCAACGGCGCACGAATGAGATCATCGAACAGGGGCGACCGGGCGAGGTGATGAATCCTGCTCGGGACTTCGGCTATGATGTGACGTTCAATAACGAGCCTTACGGGGTTCTCGGGGCGTTTACGAGCGCCATCAATCGCGGGTTCGATGCGGCGCCCGTGTTAAAACCGTTCATTTTGCCGTTCACCCGGATCGTGGCCAATGTGTCCAACTCCTCGTTGAACTGGACGCCGGTGGGGAATTACCGGGCGCTGCGGGGTCAACGGAAGCTGGCCTGGCTGGGTCGGGCAGAGAACTCCGGAAAACTTTACGGGCGGGAAATCAATGATCCGCTGGCAATCCGGGACGCGCACGCGCGGGCATTGGTGGGCACGGCGGCGATGATCGGGGTGACGGCGGCCGCCATCCGCCAGGTGTTTGACCCGAATCCGCAGTTTCAGGTGACAGGCAGCGGGCCGGTGAACAACGACCAGAAGCAGGCGCTGAAGGCCGCGGGCTGGATTCCCTACTCGGTCAAGATTGGCGCCCGGTATTATTCCTACGCAGACAAGCCGCCCCAGTTGGCGCTGGCGATGGTGGGGCATTATCTGGATGCCATTCGCTACAAGAATCTGGACCGGGAGGACGCTTTGAACCGGTTGACGTATGCGCTCAATGGTTCGTTCGGGGTGCTCCTGCAATCAAGCTGGCTGCAAGGGTTGTCTAGCCTGTTTAACCAGGCAAACCGGGATAGCACCAAGGGCACGGCGCAAGGGATCACGGCGCAGGCGATTAAGACGGGCAGCGGGGTGGTTGTGCCGGCGGCGCTGCGGCAACTGGATCAGTTGTTTGACCCGCAACGGTATTCGCCGGAAGACATTCAAGGGATGTTGCTGGCGCAAGTGCCGTGGGCGCGCCGCACGGGTCAGCCGGATTTGAATGCGTTCGGCCTGCCAGTAAGCGCGCCGACTTCCAAGATTTTCTGGAGCAAGGTGGAAGGGGACACGTTGGTGCGCCGTTTGGCGGGCGCGCGGGTGTTCCCCGGAGTGCCGGCGGTGGGGGATTTGACGCCCCAAGAACATTACGCGCTGGTTAAGTATCGCGGGCCGATCCTGCGGGAGATGCTGGCGGAACAGTCGGATGAATGGGCGGGCGCCCCGCGATTGATCGCGCAGGACGTGGTGAACCGCATCAGTTCCGCCGCCACGGCGCAGGCAAAGCAGGATTTGGGCTTGGATGAGGCCAACGCGGATCGCCGCGAGGCGCGCAAGCTGAAGACAAAATGAACGGCAAAGGGGACGCCCCACGGAACTGCTTCAGTGCCCGGTATCGGGAGAATTACACCGCCATACGGTGGCAGAGGGATTTATGGGAAGAAACATCGCAACGAAGGAGAAAACCGAGCTGGTCCGGGCGGCGTGTGAGAAGTTCAAAGACACGCCCAACTTGACGCTGGCGCGGCTGCTCTACAAAAAGCATCGGCATTTGTTCCCAAACCTGGAGGCGGCCCGGTCAGCGGTTCGCGGCCGGCGGGGGAATAATGGCAACCAATCCCGCAAGGATTATACGCCGGATCAGTTCCGGACCAATGGAGAGGCGGGTTTTACCTGGAGTTTTCCAAAGTCATCCGCGCCGGACTATGAGGCGTTCCCGTTGGACGCGGCGCGCACGTTGATTTTGTCGGACATCCATATTCCGTTTCACGATTCGCCGGCCATCCATGCGGTGATTGCGCACGCAAAACGGTTGAATCCGGATTGTATTCTGCTCAACGGGGATGTGTGCGATTTCTTCTCGATCAGCCGGTTTGACAAGAATCCCACGGAGTCTTCGCTGAAGCAGGAGCTGCAATTGACCCGGCAATTTCTCGGGTGGCTGCGGCAGTCGTTCCCCAAGGCGCGGGTGATCTACAAGCTGGGCAACCACGATGAGTGGTTTGACAAGTATCTGCTGCGGAAAGCGCCAGAGCTGTTCAACGTGCCGGGCATCAGCTTGCGCCATCTGACGACGGGCAAAGTGGATAATTTGAACGAGGTTGGCGGCATCGAGTGGATTGACGACCAGCAGAAGATCAAGGCGGGTCATTTGACGATCTGGCACGGGCACGAGGTTGGCAAGGGCAGCATCGCGCCGCCAGTGAACCCGGCCCGGGGATTGTTCATGCGGACCATGGAATGCGGCCTGATGGGGCATCTGCACAAAGACTCCACGCACACGGAGACCACGAGCAACGGCAAGTTGATTGCCTGCTGGTCCACGGGCTGCCTGTGCGGATTGTGGCCACGGTATGCGCGCGTCAATAAATGGACGCACTCGGCGGCCTTCATGCGGTTGCACCGGGGGCAGTTCTCGATCGAACCCATTCGGATCTTAAACGGAAAGGTCTTGTGAGCCGGACGAAGGCGGAGCACGATCGGGAACGGCGCAAGCGGCGCTTCGTGCCGAAGGGCGCACGCCGGCAACGGCGATTCTACCAGGCGGAAGCGGAGCACGGCGGCGTGGTGTATCGGGCGCACGGCGCGCGGGCGGATAGGATACCGGAATGACTTTTCCGGCAACCTTTCCGGCATCAAACTACAGACCTGTGCGCAAGTATTTGATTTGCAGCGGGCAGTTATTTAATCCGTCTGCCTCTTAATCAATTGGTCGTGGGTTCGAATCCCCCCCGGGGCACCATCAAATTCTTAGGTTTTCGCAGGTTTCCCCCTCTGGTTGCGCTGGTTAGGTCAATTGGTCGCGCTTTGGCTTGGTGTCTAACTCTATCCCGCTTTATCCAGTTTGGTCAAAATTTCTGGCATCCTTTCGGCATCCTTTTCAAATGTGACAAACCTAGTTCGAACACGAAATTGCCCGCGGTGGTGAGTCTCGCGGGCAATCAAAACGGCTCTGGGAGGGTTTTAGGAGGTCGGTTTAGGGGTAATCAGGGTTAATTAGAGCAAAGCGATGGTTTTTGCGGATTCCAGTGATCAAGAGGAGTGGGAACCATTTTCATTCGACGCTTGTATTGAGCATTGAATGATTCAATGCGCGCTTCTCCGGCTGAATGAGCATCGGCGGCGGTTGCAAATGGCCGCGGGCTGGTAAAATCCACCGGAGTTCCATCTGTGGTTCGAATTTCATAGTCATAGCCACCGCACATAGACTGTTTGCAAAGCACGTAAACGGGAATCTTAATCATAGTCGAATGATGTTGCTGGCGGGTTTAGCGGGTTGCTTGAGCACGGCCCACGCTGCCGGTGCGGGCTTGTGGTCGGCAGTCAGGGGCAGCCAATCGAGCAGCGCGCCGCCGTGCATGGCGTCGGGATCGCCATAGGTGCTTCGGATTAGCGCGCCATTGGTGGTCTGGCCTAGCTCGCCGGCAATGGTGGCGTCATCGAGGCCGGCAGAGCGGCGCACGGCGACGTAATAGGCCCGCCCGACGCCTTTTGGCTTGCGCGCGGGTAGTTTGAGCGCGGCGCAACACAGGGCCATACGCTTGTTTAAATACGATGTGTCACCGATGGGACATACTGGGTCATTGACCGCTTGGGGATTGGGAAACCAGGCGGGCCATGGGTCACTGGCGGGGCGCGGCAGGTGTTGATCCAGCCAGGTGGCGTAAATGGTGAGGAAATCATTCAGGACGGAATGCACGGTGATGAACGGGTTCTGCCCGTGCTTGGTGCGGGTGATCTTCATTTTTAGCTGCCCGGTGCGATCGGGGAAAATGGTACCCGCGGGCAGGCTGCTGGGTTGGGCGGGGCTTTTATCGAGCCGAGCGCAGCGGTATAGGTAGGCGGGCTCCTCGGGGCGCAGGCCGGTCAGGGCGGTGAAGGCGAGCCACGCGCCGGCAACCTGCTGGCGAAGGTCGGTGCTATTCCAGAACCATGCGAGGATCTGGTGCAGCTCCTCGGCGCTGGTGGGGGCGTATTGGTGGCAATGTTGCACCGCGGAGGCTTTGTGGAAGCGTTCCCGCTCGGCGAAGGGGTTGGTTTTGATGCGCCCGGCGGAAATGGCCCATTGGCAAAGGCAGGACAGGCAGGACAGCTCTAGATCGGCGCTGCGGCTGCCGGCGTTCGTCACCTCGGGATCGTTGGTGTGGGTGCGGTTATTCGCGCGCCGGTGGACGACGTAGGCGGCGTGATCGCGCCGGGTGATGGCGGCCGGCTTGTGCTCCTGCCACCAGGGCAAAGCCCGGGCCAGGGTGGCGCGGAGCTGCTCCGCGGCGGCCGGGGTGCGGGTCTCGGTATCGGAGAAAGCGCAATCAGCCGCCAGCCAGGCGGCGGCGAGGTCGCCCAGAGTGATGCCTTTTCGGCGGTCTTGATCGGCCAGCCATTCGGAAAACTGCTCGGGCTTCTCGGTGCGGCCTTTCAAAATGTCTTTGGCGGCCCGGATGGCGCAATCATCATCGGCGGCGAGCTTAAACGGCTTGGAGCGGCGCCAACTGGGGCGGAAATACCATGGCCTAATCGCCGCATGTTCCGCGGTGATTACGCCGGCCTTGAGATCGGCGAGCACACGGGGATGTTTGATGAGGCGATGCGATACGCCTTTGGGGTAGTCGAAAGAGAGGGTCATTTCTTGCGGGATTTGCGATAGCGAACCTCGGCTGATGCTGGCTTCAGGTGAATAGACGTAACGTTATTGGAAACGGGCTGGTCTCGCAAGGTGAGCTTCAAAGCCCGCTCTTGTAGCCCTACGAAATCTTCAAACACAATCCGGGCGAGGTCGCTTTTGTCTCTGCGCTCCAAAGCGGCAATGCGCTCGAACCGAGCAAGCAGCCCCATTTCACACCGGAACTTGATTTCTGCGTCTAGCGGCATGTGGCCAAGTGTGGCACAAATTGATGTCATTTTCAATCGCTTTCTTATGGGGTGTTTGTCTTATGTAATAATACGGATTAGCGGCTGTATTACCAGCCAGAAGTCACCGCGTGATGCCTGGTGCCAACGCGGTGAGTTCTGACGGGTTACAATCCGCACGCCGCGGCCATGTTGTCCTCAACCTGCATGTCAAACCGATCCGGCTCTGTGCGCTGGATTTTGCCAAGCAGACTTTGCAGTTCGTCCGCGCTCATGTTCACGAGCCGACCCGCAAATTGAGCCGCTGCCGTGCTGGCGCGTTGATACCAGCAAGAAGAAAACCGCGACCAGCGCCAGCCGTGCGCCTTGAGATCGGACAAAACCGAGGCCGAAGGCTTGGCAGCAAATGAAATCTCGATGCCGTGCTTTTCGGCGTTGAACTTGACAGCAATGTCTAACGAACCGCCAACCGGCGCGGACTCGGCATACAAGGCAACAGGCGCAGCCGCTGGCGTGGTGTAGGTGCAGCGGTAAATATCGGACCAACTACCGCCGGCGTCAGCGCCCGCCGATTCAATTCCAGTAATCACCGCCCCGGCGGGATAGGATTGCGCCATAATTATCTGGCGCGCAATGACGCCCAAATCATGCCCGTGAGAGTCATCAGGCCGCCGCACTTGCCACCAGCTTTTCCCGTCCGCGGGTGGGGTGAGCTTCCAGGCATCGCACAAGGCCGCGGCAACGATATTTAGAGCCGTTGAATCGCTTCGGTGCTCAAAGACATACTTAGCGCCGCCAAAGAGATCCGGCCATTGGTTGTCTCGATCGCTTTCGTAGATGTCATCCATTCCATTGAAATGGCCTTCCTGATATTTGTCCGTTATTTTCTTCACCTCGTCCGTTGTCGGTCCAAGTTCCCAGTAAATATCAATCGAGCACCCGCCCGAGTAGTTATCAGAGCGCACGCTAAACTTGATCCCGGGAAATGCTTCACCAAGTTCCCGCTTGATGTTTTTTGAACCCAGCGCCGCGCTGGCGTATTGTCCCGGCTTCACCATTTCCAGCTTGCGCCCGTATTTGGACATCAAATCGGCGCGCTCGGTGGCCTGCTGCTGGGCTTTGCGCTCGGCCGCGACTTTGTGCTCCGCGGCAATCCTGATTTTGTTATCGCTGGCGGCAGCCAGGGCGATCGCCAATTCATCCGCCGGCATTATACGGGGCGTAACTGTCCAATGCCCCGTTATCTTACCGCCGGCCATGCTGATTTCAGAGCTGTGTCCGTCCGCCAGGCAAATTACCGGTTGGCTCTGTGTGTATCGGCGCTGGTTCGTCTCGCTGGAAACAACCACGAATTCATTGCGTGGGTTGGACCGGTCTTCATAGCTCACGATTTGCCCAACGGGCAACCCGGGCGAAACGAGTGGAACGAGACAACCGCGGTCCCAATCCATGGCTTGAACTTCATTTTGAACGATGATTTGCATTTTGTTTGTTCTTTCTGGTGTTGTGTTTTCTTCAATGTTTTCGGGCCTGCTTTGCCCGTCTGTCCCTATTTGTGCCACAACGTGGAACAAAGGTCAAGCGATTTCTTGAAAATAGTTGTTGACTGGTTGAGGGACATTGTGGAACAATCCGGCACGTAAGTTATGGCACTCACTGCTAACATGAAGTTCCGCACCTCAACCAAACTCATTCGCCGCGCCTCCCGAGTCTGGCGTGCCATGGACATAAACCGCAGCCAATTTGGCCGGCTAGCTATAGCCGCATACGTGGAGGCAAAGGAGCGGGAGTTAAGCGAGCGGAGGAGTGGATTATGAAAGAAACCCCGTGCCAATGTATGGATTGCCGCCGCTGGTTTGTGGCCTCGGGTCAGATCGTGGCCGCACCGTTGGCCAGTGGTCCGGTTTCGCACGGGCTTTGTCCTGATTGCTACATTGAACGCACGGCGCCGTTGCGGCCCGTGACGCTGGCCGGCTGGTGCGCTAATGCGCGCACGACGGCACAGCAGATTGTTGATGCTTTTGCGGTGGTCTCGCCGGGGTTTATCTGCCCAGACAAAACTCTCCGGGCTTCTGTTACTGCTGGAACTATAGACGGCTTCCAATATCCCCATTCCCCAGCATTTCCCACAAATCCGCTTGACTGTGAATCAATTGCCACCTCGATTGGGATGGCGTTCGCCCGAAACCAGGCTTCCCGCTCATCGGCCCGGGCGCCGTTCACGGTTTCAACTCTTTCCGTCGCGCAACCGGTCAATAGCTGGTTCTTCTCCACCAGCTTGTCAGCCACCTGGCCGGCGGCTTTGAGCATCGCGGACAACTCTAATGTCCGATCGCCTTCGAGCGCCTCGGCCACGAGCTGATCAACCAGCAGGCCGGACTGCTCGGCGTTGCGTCCAACGATCCCTATTAACCGTTCCTTGAGTGCTGGTATTCGGCCTGACTTCTCCAGGTCCTGCACCATCACCGGGATGCTTCGCACATCGCATTTGGCCAGTTCGCAAATCTTCCGGTCCGAATAACCGAGCAGCTTTAGAGCGCCAACGAACGCGACCCGCTCTGGATCTTGCGTTGTGCGCCCGCCCGTGTATCTGGTTACAGCCTCCGTTAAATCACCTTTTGCATCGAAAAAAGCGGGACCGTGGGCTATCTCATGCGCCAACTCAGCGCAAGACAACGCCAGATTCGGTTGAATCACTGCCGGGGGTTTCTTCATCGCTGAATGCGCATCCGCTCAATGAATGCCTCAACATCACGTTCCGGGATGCGCAGGCGGCCACCATTGCCGCCACCAGGCACACGCCAAGCGCCGGGAAACTCGTTTAGGTGTCGCGTGATCCAGAGCCTACCGAGGCCGATACGTTCCTCCACCTGTTCCAGAGTCAACGACCTTCCGCATTTAACCTCGACCTTGAAAAAAGCCCCGGCGGCGCTAAGCACGGCTATTGCGCGCTCAATCTCGCTGGGATGCGTTGCCAGGCTGGCCACTATTCAATCCCTCCATTGAGATCCAGCAGCCGACCGAGCCGGCCGCCGCGGCGATTGGGCCGCGGCATCGCTCGGTGACAGGCATTGCACAATCCCGCCAGGCATAGCGCGCAAGCGAGGAAATAAAGAGTCAACACGATTGCAAACATGGGTTCTCCTTTGGTTTACGATGTTGGATCGAGACAGAAAAAAAGCCGGGCTTGACGGTCTGGACGGGCAACCGCACCACGACAGGTGGGGCGGCGCTAATGAACCCGGCCGGCTGGCATTCGCACCCGGTTGGACGTTTCCATGCCGGCAAACCTGTCGCGTTTGATATGCGCAGGCCAACAAGCCGGAGAATGGAATTGTCCGAAATCATGCGGCGGCTGGGGAATGGGGATATTGGAAGCCGTCTATAGTTCCAGCAGTAACAGAAGCCCGGAGAGTTTTGTCTGGGCCGATAAACCCCG